AAGTATGTTTAGTAGCAAATCCCTAAATTCTTTTATACTAAAGGCATATAATGCAAATATTATAAGTCCAGCAATCCACTTATTTCTGGCAATTAAATGCCAAAAAGCAGTATCTGCTTTGTATTGCAAAAAATCTGCTTCTAGTTTTTCTATCTTGGCCTTGTTGTCTTGCCTTTCAAGTTGATTGGTACGTTCTGTTACTTTAGCTACGCTACCATTGGTGAGAGATACCTTCTCATTAACTTCCCCTATCTTATCTATTATCATATCCAAATGTCTGTGCAAATCTACTTTGAGAGTAGACATCTCCTTGCGTATGGCTGATAATTTAAGTTCTAGGTTCTCGTTTTTCAAATTTTCTAATTCTAACGTAGTATCTGGTATCATATACAAAAATACTTTAAAGTAAAAGGGCGGGCTATTATACCCGCCCTTATCTTGTTATACTATTTACAAGTTACAGTTTACGCACCTAACATAGGTGTTGTATAAGGAGCTGTAAATGAAATTCCAGATGGAGTAGAAGCCAACCAAGTAGCCAATGTACCTAGCACTTGGAAGTAAGTGGCATCGGTATTTGTACCATCAGCGGCTGGAACCATAGCTAGAATAACTTGCTTAGAAGTAAATTTCTCGTAACTATTGTCTGGAGAACGATATGCAGCATCATATTCTACTACAAGTACATCGTAAGTAGAAGATTTTACTGTGCGGAAATCAGGAGTATAAACTGGGAAATGCGTGCGATTGGACGCTCCACGATATCCGAATTCAAATTTCTCCATATCACGTACTTGTTCCCAATTACCTGAACCTGCTACAGCACTTGTTTTGCTAATACCAGAAGTTAAAGGTACTTCAGACCAACGATAGTCGTTGTCTACAAAGTTAAATACTACATCAAAATTAACCATTTTGAATTCGTCAATATTTTGTAGACTTGAAGTGCTAGCAGGAACTGGTTTAGCGGTAAGTATCAAAGTGGTAGTACCACTAGCTACTACTCGAGCGCCAGCATGTTTAGCAATACGAGCACGAAGACCATTGAATACTGTCTGGCTAGTATCACCAGCTTTTGCAATATAACGATAAGTAGCTGTGAATTGCCCCGGATGCTCTTCGATATCTCCATAGATAACACGAAGTACATATTCTGTACCAGCAGTGATAGTTCCAGAGATAGCTGAAATAGTAACAACTTCTTCAGCTTTAGCTTCATAAGGTCTGTAAGCTACTTTGCGAATAAGTTTACCATTAATAGGATCTGACAATAGGATATGTCTGCCTGTCAAAGCAGTACCAGTCTCGTCATTATAAGATAACGTACGAGCTGTTCCTTCGGCGATATAAATAGTATCAGAGTCAGCATAGGTACCATCAGTAGCGAGTACTTCCATGTTTTTGTCTAATACTACGATTTCGCCTTCGGCAATGTTAGCGGATACAACATCGAACCCTTCGCCAGCGGCGATAGCTACAGTCCGGTCAATATCCTTACCGATGAATAATTTATAAGGCTTATCAATCATAATTTTTAAATTAAATTATTATTAACTCTGATTTTCTGCAGGGCGTGACATCATAGACACACTCTGAAGATATAAGTTAACCGCGAGATTAACTATTGTTTGATGCGTATGTTCAGGTAGTTCACAATCGTTATCTTCCAACATAATACGCACCGGTCTCTTTAGATACCTTAGATGGTAATGTCCTATAGAGTAATTACCGTCCGATATCAATTCAACCTCATCGCCACTGAACAGTCTTAAAGGTTTAGCTGTTTCGTAGTGATATCTATGTTCACTATAGGGATCATCTATACGAGCCCTGTAGTTATCTGCTGTACATTCCGTTATACCTACTCTAGATACTTTAGTTCCGCCAAAGAAATCTGTACTAGTCATAGTAACCTCTTCACCTAAGGTGTATAAATATTCTTCAGGTAAATTTGCTACATACGAATTAGGTTTAATAGTTCCAGCAGTAGTTGTGATAGACTCTTCTAATACAAGAGTCCGTAATTCGTCTGTCCTTCTTTGAGTCTGTTCAAACCCCACGCCTTCTGGATTATTCCCACTGTATAATGCCTTTACAAACTCATCCTGAGCTTGATTAAGGTACATAAATATAGTAGTAGAGTCTGGCTTTAACTCTACTTCTGTTGAAGGTATAGCCAACTGTAATCTGGTATCGAACTCTGCTTGCATTTCTCTAGCAGTCATATCTATTCTTTTTTACTTAGTTGGAACAAATTATTCTGTTGTCTCTCAGACTCTATATTTTCTAATAACATGTTTACTGTTAAAGCCACTATTTCAGGATGTGTCTGTACAGGCAATTCGCATACATTGGTTTCATACCCTGCAGGAACAGTCCTAACTAGTTTCTTTGGTTGTTTTATATATTTAATATATATAGAAGTTACTGGTTTGTAAGGATCATATATAACTCCTATTTTATTCTCATAAAAGTAAACAAATGGATTCTTAATATAAGGTATATTAAAATCAGTCTCTATTAGATTTTTTATATTTTCTTGTTTGATTGGTAAAGTACTGATAACTGTGCCTCCTTCTTCGTACTTAGCAGTAGCATCAACGAAAAACATATATACGGCATTGGCACTATTAACAGAACTTGTTAGTGTATATCCCACATTTGGGTAGAATGGGTGAGAAAACAGTTGAACCTCGTCGCTCTCTACTAGCAAAGTAGTAAGGTCTTCTATACGTTTAACGCTCTGTTCAAATCCTTCACCTCTAAAATTGTTGCCAAATGCTTTCTGTTTAACTATCTGCAACTGAGCCTCATTAAGCCAGTAATCAATCTCTTCAGGCTCAAATGCAGGCAGTTCTAAGCTTGAACTTTTGTCCAAACCTAGTTTAACTGCTTCATGCATTTCAAGTGTAGTCATTACTTCTTAGCCTCTACTTCGTTTAAAATAGCCGTCTTAATTTCTGCGTATTCAGGATTATCTAAGTAAGATATAGCCTCTTCTAACGAATTACCGATAGTATCAGACCCATACTTGTATACAGTCTTGTTGCGCCTAATTACATTAGAAGCTATTGCTTCCTTGATAAGGAACTCTGTATTCCTATGAGTATTATCTACCCATCTTTCCAGGAATTTGCTTGGCGAATTCTCAATGAACTCATTAAGACGTGCTTCTACAACTTCATCACCTACATTACCTGCGTTTTGTCCAAGTATCCTCAGAGCTTTACGCATATCCTTAGGTGTCATTTTGTCAAACTCTTTATAAGCCTTACGCTTAATACGAGCATAATCATTAGCTTTTTGAGCTTCTTCTTCTTTATTTATGATAACATAATTAGCAGTAGGCTTGATATCATCAAGACCATTTCTTACCCTTTTATGTCCTTTCAAAAATAAATACTTCAATTCGTCTACAGGATCTTCTGTATTAAGTATTAGATCTTCACCTGTAATACGTATTCTGAACGTGTTCCAGAATTCAGAGCCAGATCTAAGGTCATACCCTAAAAGTTCCCCTAGTCTAACTTCGTCCTCTTTAGTAAGACCTGTATAAAGTCTACCAGAACGTGTAAAATATGATCCAAGAGAGTCAATGCAATTTTTATAACGTTTAACCCCCGACCACGAGTATCTACTAATATGTCTTAGCGTTACTACCATAATATATAATTATTTAATAAATACAGGGGGCCGAAGCCCCCGTATTGTTATTACTCTACATCCATAATAAGTTCACCACTAGTGGTTGGATCGCTAACCATGATACCTTGCTCTGACAAGAAGTGTACTGAGTACCCGTCTTTTGCGTTAGAACGAAGAGTATTGATAGATTTAGCGTGACCTGCGCCAGGAGCAACAGAACCACCAGTATGCCACATTACCATCTCGCGATCTTTCCGAACGACTTTTTTGATGTTTGACTCGCCGTCACGCATACCAAAGTCAAGGAAGGTCATACGATATGATTCTAATGGCTTACCGCTAATTGGGTGAAGTTTACGGTTATATACAGTGTTGTCATACAATGGGAAATGTTTCAATGTAAGTTCAACACCGTTAAGCATTTTGTAAGTTGTAAACTGTCCCCCAAGAGTAAGTTCTTGGCCTGAACCAGTTACAAATTTAGAATCAATCAGATTATAAGCTGATGCTTTCTCTTTCAAAATACGGTCAAATTCTTTCATACCCATCTCACCTGTAAGAGCTACAAACTTACGTTCGCCACGTCCAAGGATGTTATAAGAAAGGTTGAATAGGAATTCTTCCAGCAAATCAGCAGTCAGTTTAGTATAGGTATCTTTGTTTGCGGGAGAAATTTGCTCCAACAGACCAGCTCCAATGTAAACAGGACGACCGTTTGTACCACGAAGATCGGTAGTACCGTCTTGGTTAGCATTGTATTTTGAATATACTGAGAAACGGTCAATTGTTTGATACCACTGACGCAAAGCACGCCACTCTTGGTAATCTGACCATAAATAAGTTGTTTTGCCTGATTTGGGATCTTTAAAGGCAATTACCATTACAGAAGAGAACGCGTCACC